TACCAAAGCTGAAGTAGATGCAGTAGTATTTCCAACTAAACCAACGGAGTAAAAATTGAGTTACATAGGTAAAGAACCGCAAGTAGGGGCATATCATATGCTAGATAGCTTAACTGCGTCAGCAACTGCTGATTATACTTTGCAGTTAGATGGTGTAAATTTTGCACCAGAATCAGCTAATCATCTAATTGTGAGTTTGAACGGAGTGATTCAGAAAGCTGGTTCATCATTTACAGTTTCGGGTTCTACACTTTCATTCAGTTCGGCATTAACAAGTTCTGATTCTATTGACTTCGTTTTATCGTTGGGGAATGTTTTAGATATTGGTACACCATCAGATGGAACTGTTACAAATGCAAAAACTAATTTTGTATCAACATCATCTGCGGCTGGATTACAGATCAAAGGCGATGGAACTACTGATGGAACTCTACAATTAAATTGTTCTCAAAACTCACATGGTATTAAATTAAGATCGCCAGCCCATAGTGCTGGTGCATCATATACTTTAACTTTCCCTACTACTGATGGAAATGCAGATGAATTTTTAAAAACTGATGGCTCTGGTGCTTTGTCATGGGCAAGTGCTGGTGGAACTAACACTCCAATTTTTTTATTATCTCAAGATGGTGCAACAACTATTTCTACAGGAACAAGAACAAAAGTAGATATTGATAATGCTATTATTGATACTGCATCTGGATTAGATACAACTAATAAAAGATGGACAGTACCATCTGGTCAAGCTGGTAAATACTTTATTTTTTATCAAGCAAGAATTGAAACTGGTACTGATTTTGATGGTTTGAATATTATAATTTATAAAAATGGTACTCCACAAGCATCTGCTTGGGGAAGACATGAATTTTATGAAACTATAGGTGGTTCATTTATTATGGATTTATCTGTTGGAGATTATTTAGAATTATATGCAAAACATGATGCTGGAAGTAATCAAACTGTTACTACTTCTGATTTTGGAGAGCAAACTTATTTTGGTGGATACAAATTAATAGAATAGGAATTAATTATGGCTACATTATATACAAAACTAAAATTATACATTGAGGCGAATTCTGAAACTTGGAATGATACTAAAGTTTTATTACAAAATGACGGAGAGGGTGATTACATTAAGGAATGGTCTTATAGTTTTGATGAACCAACTGAAAGTCAATTAAATAGTTATGAAACTGCTGGTAATACTGCTGAAACAAATGCTGGTATAGACGCTACAAGAAGAACACAATATGGCTCTTTAGAATCACAACTTGAGATGATTTACAAAGATCAAAAAAATGGAACAACAACTTTCAAAGATCACTGTGATAAGGTAAGATCGGATAACCCAAAGGAATAATAAATGTCAATAATTAAAACAAACGCAAGATCAGCAAGTGCCTTAGACGCAACAGTTCTTACAGGAAACTTACCAGCTATTAGTGGTGCGAGTTTAACAGGAGTTTCAGGTGCAATTCTTAAAGTAGGCGAACATACAACATCTGCAAATGGCAGTCAGGTCACTGGGGCAACACATAATCTTTTTGAAATGAGTTTTACCCCATCATCAAGTAATAGTAAGTTGTTGATTTATGCTTTTATTACTGGTACGGGTGGTAGAAACTGTTGTTCTTACAGACAATCGCCTTTTGCAGTTAGAGTTTCAACATCAGCTAGTCAAACAAATGGAACTGATGTTTGTTTTGGTTCTTTTGGTCATCAAATGAGTTCTGACAGTTCAACTAAATACAATTTTGTAGCATCAACTTTTAGTGGAGTTTATACAAACTCAAACACAACAACAAAATATATTTCAGTTTGTTATCTTGGTGGAAGTGGATATAATTTTACACTTAATTCAACTACTGACCATTCAAGTTATTCAGGAAATAGGTCTCAAATAATTGTTTTAGAAAGGGACGCATCTTAATATGTCTAGTAAATTATTACAAAGTTTATTTCATTACAACGATAATAGATTGAATCCTCATGCTATAAAAGCAGATGATTTTTCAAATGAAACTGAATACTTAGAAAATGTAAAATTTTTTAGTCATTATGATGATAATGGAAATACAGTTTATAAAGATACACCGCCTTTTAGTTTTGCAGATATAGAGGCAAATATTTCAGTTATGGAAAACGAAGAATGGAAATTTAATAGACAAGCTGAATATCCATCAGTAGAAGATTGTGTTCATGCACTATTAGATGGTGGCGATACACTTACTGATTTACAAGCAAAAAGAACAGCAGTTAAAAACAAATATCCAAAGCCAGAATGATAAATGAGAAATGGATTAATAATAGGAACTATACTAGCTGGATTATTAATTTGGTTTCTTAATGGTTTAATGAGTTCTGCTCTTGGGGCAGATACAAATACAGTTTCATCAACAGTCGTCACTAATAATACACCACCAACAGCTAACGCACCGAGTGTTGTCGTCAATAATTCAGACGTTTGTAAAACAGCGGCATCAGCTGGTGTTCAGACACAGATTTTAGGAATTGCATCAGGAATTACAGTAACAGACGAAAACTGTGAACGTATAAAACTCTCTCGATCTCTCTATGCTATGGGTATGAAAGTAGCCGCTATTTCAACATTGTGTGCTGATGCAAGAGTATTTGATGCGATGTGGAATGCGGGAACTTACTGCCCCTACAATGCTAGCATTGGAGAGGACGCAAAGCTAGGTTGGACTGCAAACTTAGATGATATTCCAAAAGGCAGTAAAATATTTCAAAATATTTCAGAACAACAAGAATTAGAATTATCTACAGAAACAGAGGGAAATCGTGGGGATTGGAAGATTTTTTGGACTATTGCTACTTTTATGCTTTTACCACTCTTATAGTCAGGCAGAGGTCGATTGCAAAAGTGATACTTTAGGTCTTTGCACACCTACTATTGAGCAAATCATAGAAGAATCAAGCATAGAAACTATTGAGTTTAAAGATGGTGGAATTTACACCACTATTGAAACTACAAAGACAACAACAACAACTACAGTCACAAATGAGGACTCAGGCGATATTTTAGACGGAACTAACGATTATGTTGTTTCCTCTAAAGAGGGCGACATGGATATTGATTGGGGAGGACAAGGCCCAGCATCTATGCCATCTGGCTCTACTTGTGGCCAGCTTGGTACTGATAAATGTGCCATGATAACTGGTAGTGGTAATAATACATCAAACATGGGAGTTGATGGAATGGGAACTACCTTTATCAATACTGTAGATATATCTGATCTTAATTTTACTCATGGAGGCAGAACTAATTACGAAATCAAAGTTTATAAGCCTGATGCCCAAGACTCCATCTATATGCACATCACAGGAAGAGACGGAACTACAGATGTATTTAGTGGAACTGATATTTTAAGTGCTAGTGGAGTAAACAGTCAATATGGAGAATACTCAGGTGGTTTTGATTTTTCTGGTAGTCTGACATCAATCATTATTGAGGTTGGTGGAAGAGACATCAATATGGCTGTTGGCCCGATGTTCGATGATGTTCAGGTCAATGTTTTGTATAATGTTGTAAATACTATTGTTGAACAAACTATTACAAGTGTCGAAATGTTTGTTGCTTTGAACACTGATGCCCCCGAAGAAATAATAGATGTTGTTGAAGATATATTTGAGGTAAATGCACCCGTTGAAACAGATGTAGGTTTAGATTTTGAACCTATCGAAACTGAAGATATTACTTACGAGTCTGTTGAAATAGAAATTGCAGAAATAGAAATTCAAGAAATAGAAGTTGCTAGTATTGATATGCCAGAAACTGAGGTTGAGATAAATGTTATTGAGGTAGAGGCTGAGATAGAAATGGAACTAGAAATGGATTTAGAGACTGAAATAGAGGTTGATACAAATGTGGGTGGAGAAGAGAATACAGAAACAACCACAGAATCAACACAAGAGCCAGACCAAACAGAAAGTAACCAATTCGAGAACGATGTGGAAGAAACCAACGAACAAACCTCAGAGGCAAAAGAGGAAAAACAAGAGACGCAATCAGACGAGGAATCCAAAGAAGATAAAACCAAAATAGCTGAAAAACAAGAAGAACAAAAGAAAGAATCGCAACAACAAGAGACAAAGAAAAACGAAAAAACCAAGACAGCAGAGAAGAAACAGACATCAAAAGAAAAAGCCGCCAAAAAGGTTATGAAAAAAATTGATGATAAAAAAAGGTATGATGAATCTAGTCAAATAAAAACCCTTGTTGTTATGCAAGTATTGGGGAACACTAAAACATTTTTTGAGAGCCAACAACAGTTAAATGATAGGGCTGAATTTTTTACAGACTTCACTTTGCCAGATGCCGTAATTTCTGATAATGATTTAGCTGGGTATTTTTTATTTATTGGAAGTGATGGCATAATGAATGAAATGGTAGAAAGTCAGTATAAATAATGGCAAAGAAATTTAAAAATTACGAGGCACATGAGCCAGTATATCACAAAACGAGTATTGGTCGTAGAGCAAGTAAAGCTAAAATGAATAAAGATACAAGAAGAGGATTTTCTAAGAAATATAGAGGGCAAGGTAAGTAATGGCTAAACAACAAACTGAAATAGATATTGGCGGCATTAAATTTAAGGGCGGTAGGGTTTTTCTCATAATAACCATTATTAGTAGTTTTGTTGGTGTATTATGGGGCGGGTTTGAGGCATATCAGAGATATCTTGATATGGAGGCCAAGATAAACAATTTTGTTGCACCTGATCTTTCTGATTATGACAAAAGAATAGACCTTATCCAACAAGAGGTAGAAATGATGCAATCAGAAATGTCAATGATCTTAGAAGAAGTAAGCCTTATTGCAGATGTAACCAGAGATATGAAGAACGAAATTAAAGGGGACGTAAGGCGAATTGAAACAATCGTTGAAGATGTAGAAACCAGAGTAAAAGAAGATAGCAGAGAAAATTCAAAAGATTTAAAAGAGGCCATTGATGATATTGAACAACAAATGAAAGACTTAGAGGAAAAAACAAATATGCAAATTAAAAAGGCCCTTGAAAACCCACTTAGTCAAATGAAATGAAATGGATAGTAATTACTTATATTTGTAGTATTACCACAGGACAATGTCATACAAACTCAATAACTGGATATCAATTTGATAACCATATTGATTGTGTGGTAGCTGGATATAAACTTTCTCATTATAAATTTACAAAACTACAAGAGTTAGAAGAGTTAGAAAAAGAATACATTGAAGAAAAAAAGCTAGTAATTAAATTTGAATGCAAAGGATTGCAAGCAACGAACACATAAGGTATAAATCACTATGACTAAAATAGCACCAAAAACAACTAAAGAGCATATTGTAAACATTTATAATAAGATTGAGTTGTTAGAAACGAATCATATCCACCACTTACAAAAAGAGGTGCGAAAGTTAAATTATATACTATGGACTATTGGGTTCATGGTTGCTACTCAGTTTATTGCATGGGTACTTAAAACATTAAACTAATGTACGAATCAGTAAAAAAGAAAATCAAAGCATCTGAGGGTTTTTCAAATAGAGGATATTTCCTAGAATACAAAGGTGCTGACGGACAAAAGATCAAAGAAGATTTCATGACGATTGGTTACGGCCACAAATGCGTAGATGGCGACCCTTACCAACCAAATGTAGATTATCCTACAGAACAATTAGAACAGCAGTTTGAAAAAGACTTTCAAGTTTATTTAAATGCCGCTGAAAGATATATTGGTAAATGTATTGTCCCTGAACACATTAAAGAAATCATTATAGAAACTGCATACAATATTGGAGAGCCGAGACTTTTCATGTTCAAGAACATGAGAGCAAAGATGCAAGAGAACGATTGGCAAGGTATGGCGGCAGAGTTAAGAGACTCCAAACTATACAGAACTTTGACATCAAGATATGAGCCTCTTGCGAAAATCATAGAGGAGACTTAAAAATGGCTTTAGGAAAATTATTTGGTGGTGGTGCTATCAAAGCTGTTGCGGGTGTTATTGATGATTTACACACCAGTGACGAGGAAAAATTACAATTAAAAAATAGATTTGCTGAAATAGAGTCTAAACTTAAAGAAAAACAAATGTCTATCAACTTGGCAGATGCTCAATCGACTGCTGGTGGTATATCAGGAATGTTGCAAAGATCATGGAGACCACTTATTGGTATGTCATGTGCTTTAGCAATATTTTGGGAGTATGTATTATCTAAATTTATATTATTCTTTTGTGGATTGTTTCAGTACGAAGTGCAAAATATTCCACAGATGGATATGGGAACTTTAATGCCCCTCGTTATGGCTTTACTTGGAATGTCAGGTATAAGAAGTTTCGAGAAATTAAAGAAAATAAACACCGACAAAGGAAAGGAGTAATTTATGGTCAAAAAGAAAATTGAACAAGAAGTTACTAAGTGGTGGCACGCATTTACAGAAATGAAATCTTGGGTGCAAATATTAATTGCTGTTGGAGTGGCTGTAGTGGCTCACAACTTTATTCTTCACTAGACTATGGCTAAGAAGAAAAAGAAAACAGTTGGTCTGACCACAAAACAGAAAAAGTTGCCTAAAGCGTTGCAGATGGCAATTTTGAAAAAACAGAAAAAAGGGAGATAATATGCCTTATCACACTGGCAAAGGTTCTCACTCTAAAGGCATGAAGAAATCAAAAAAATCTAAAATGTCTAAGATGAGCAAACGTAAAAAGAAGAGAAGATAATGGTTAAGGTTGCATCTATATCAAAGTTTACCAAAGACTTAACTGCGAGACAAAGAAAGACAATGAACAGACACGCAAGACATCATTCTTTGAAACACATGAGATCAATGGCTAATTCTATGAAAAAGGGTGCAACCTTTGCTCAGGCCCACAATCGTGCTATGAGATCGGTTGGAAAATGAGTGGATTTACTACTACTGCAACAATTTCAGAATTAATAGACAAAAGGCCCATAACTCGCAAAAGAAGAGTTAAGATTACTCTTAAAGCACCTCAGAATCGCAAATTAAGGGCCTCTCAGCGGCTCTTAAAGGTAAAAGGGTAGTTAGTACCCCCAAACCTCTTTCCTAGCCTCTAGGACGGCTGTATCACGCCAAATCCAATCATCAGGATTAGGAATAATGCTATTTTTGACATCTTCCTTAGAATTTACTGTTTTAAGATACTTTCCCATAACAGATATAATATGCTCACATACTTTCATGGGCGTATCATAATCACTAAGGTTCATAGGCACAAAATCAGCACCAGTTTTTTTAGATATTAGATACCAGAGTTTCTGCTGTGCATTTGTCCCTCTATGATAAATAGATTGTTGCATAGCATGAGACATAGATAAGCCACTAGGTTTACGTTTGGTCGTTTTAAGATCAATGTAAAAATCCTCTTTTGTTTGCTTATCCTCAAAATGAAAGTCTGTGTAACCGATTATAGGAATTCCACTAATCTCTAATTCAACTTTCTTTTGATAACCGATAAGATTCCATTTGAACCCAAACTCTCTGAATGCCCCAACACCTTTTTCAAATAAAGGAATAAGATTATATTCCTCATCTGTTGTATTAGGGTCATCAAACAATTTACAGTTTGCGTGGTACTCATCAAACATCTTATCTATTGCCTCTTGTTTATCTAAACCATTCAGCCACATATTAAGACCAGACTCTACAGCCTTGCCCCGTTCTGCCGCCGCAGATGATGGGAACTCGTAATGGAAGATACGCTTTAAGGCCCAACGATCTCTTTGGAATGCAAATTCATTTAGATGGCTAAAGGACAAGGGCAATAAACTTTTATCGCCCTCATCAAATTTTTTAAAATGCTCTATCATAATTTATCCATAAAGTTTTGGGTTTCATCTATGTTTCTGTCTAAATCAACAATGATATCTTTAGCTTTTTCATAGATGTTGCTTTCTTTACCAAATCTCTTTAGATACATTTTTAAAGAGTTTTTAGCTAGTTGCATGATTTCAATATCCTCTAAATTTCTATCAAAAGACCTCATCTTTTGAATATCGAGGCTATTTTCCATAGCGTCTATTTCTTGGTCAGACAAACCATATAATAATTTATCTGACATGATTACTCCATTAAAGAATACTCAGCAAAGGTCTTGCCCTGACGAGTAATGTTTTTTGTTATGATAGCGTGGCCTTGTTCTCTCAGATTTAATATTCTTGCACTCAATCTGAAACAACCGAATTTATTTAACGCTGTTAGTGGTGTTATTGATTTACCTGATTTTAAATAATCAAGTATCATTTGGTTTTGTGTTAGTTTTGGCATTTTGACTCCTTTCTATAAGTTTTTTGCCAGTTCCCTTTCGTTTACGACCTTAGTTCTGAGGTCATCACGAAAAGCCTTAAAGGTTTCGTATCTAATTTTAGAACGATTCCTTTCTTTAAGAGTTCCTTTGTATCTGTCAAAGAACTGCTTAAACTTGTCATCAGAATAAATGAGTCCATTTAATTCTGTGGTATTCTTATAACTACTATTTTTACTATGTTCTAGTGTTAATTCTGCAATCAGCATTTTCTCTTCTTTTTTCATAAGTTCTGCCGCAGTATCATCATCGGCAAACTTTAGGCCCAATTCCTCTTGTTTAGTTGATAAAACATTTGGGTTAAAATCTAGTGAATAAATATCAGATGCCATTTTCGTTCTCTTCAAACTCCTTGTTATCTATTTTTTGTTGTAATTCTGTTCTAAATTCTTCATTAACTCTTCTATTGCTGTGGGCCAAAGTATGACAAGGACGACACACAGGAAATAAATTATTTGGTACGTTATATGAATTTTTTTTACTACCACCCATACCTTTTGGGGTCAGATGATGAATCTCTACCGCTGGTCTTTGGTAGCAACCCCAACACTGGGGGGTATCCACAACAGATAACCCCCAATAGTCGTAAAATATTTTTCGATAATTTTTAGATATTTTTGAGGTTGTCATTAAATGCCTTTACTGCATTCTTTGTCAAATCGCTTATATCTGAAACACTAAAGTGACCACTACCCATTGATCGACCAACAACACCAGTCACGAAAATATCCATTCTCTGAGTATCGTTTTTATTCATACCATTAGATACAGGCATCGGTCTTGATGGTTGCTCTGGTACATAAGCATCAGTAGGCAAATCATCATCAAGAGTATGATTGTCAGCAATCTTTACATTTTTTACGTTAGTGTATGGATTACCTTTGCTAGACGTTTTTACGTTGATTACTGTAAAATCAATCGCATCGCCTGACTTTGGTAATGGGTTTAGTATTTCTCCACGACAATATAATCTAGTGCCATCGACTAATTGTATTGCGTAGTTTGGTTTGCCCTCGTTGTCTGCTGAGTTATCAAACACTTTATCAACTATATTAGACATTGTAGTTTCTCCTTATTATTATTTGTTAATTACGTTATATCCACGCCCAAAAAGACAATTATTTATTAAATCTTGTCTCGTATCTAATTTAGGCGATAGCCATAACACTCTCCAACGCAAACCATTATACACTACTTTTGATTTATCGACAAAAGCATTGGTATTATCTTCGACTAAAGATTTACAAGTATAATAGTCATCGTGGTATCGTTCCGCCGACCCCTCAATATTGGCGGAACTTTTGCCCCTACTGTCCACTATTGGTGTGGTGCTACACCCGCTAAGGATAATAACACCACATAGTAAGAGCAAAACTGTTAATACCTTTAAAACCAACCTAAAGTAGTTTTTTTTATTAGGCATAATTCTTGTTACTCTGTATATCGGAGTCTTATGTCTGTCTAAAGAGTAACCTATAATATCCCTACGTTCAATGCCGTAGGGAAATAGTTTTTTGTTAAATTTCATATTGTGGACTCCTCTATTGCTCTTTGTCCTCTTTTTCCTACTCCACCATCAACACCTACTGCATCAACTGTTCTATGATGCCAACCAAAAGGTATTAAGTAATTTTTAGGAAAAACAAAAAGATGATATTGATTTGCAGTATCTACCAACCTTTTTTCATTTGGATATATTTCAACTGCCTCATAATCTTTACCAACAAGTTCATTTTTAATCTGTTGTAAATGTCTCCAATCATGAATAGATTTTTTATCTAATCTTTTAATTGAAAGATACGTCATATTACCTTTCCATGATTTTTCATGTACTTGCCAATCTGCTTGTTTATTTCTAAACACCATAACAGAATAAATATTATTTTGGTAAGTGTCACAATCATACATTTCGTGATAATATTGTTTAGATTGTTCATGGGTTAGTTCTTGACCCGTCATTTCTTTAAAAAGATTTTTACAATATTCAAATCTTTCTTTAATAGGCAGATCAAAAATTTCATGTCTAGTTTCAAAAAATTTTTCCATTATGCACTCTTCTCTTTTGTTAAATTTAAAAATTTCTTCATTCTATCTTTGTTAAACCAAGTCACTACAATTACAGAACTACCAGCAGAATATTGGATTTTATATTTACCTAATCCATCATCTTTTTGATATTCTTTTACTAATTGTTTTGCATGGTCGTATCTATCTACGACATCACAGATAAAATCATCGCATTTAATATAAAACAATTTGCTCATTATTTTTTCTCCTTATTATTATTAGCTGGTTTTATTGTACTCTTCATAACTAAATTACCATCGTTATCATAAACAGCAGTAGAGTTATCAAGATGAGTTATTTTAAAAAGATGTATGACGCTATCATTTTCGATAACATCAAACTTTTGTATCTTCTTAAATAGTTTGTTTAGTTTAGGCATTGTGTTCTCCTTATTATTACGGGGGGCTGTTACACCCCCCTGATTGTTATTAGAAACTAGGGTCAAGGTAATATCTTCTTTGACCAACAGATGCGTAATAATAGCTTTCGCCTTTATTCCATCTTTTAGTTTTTTCGTTCCACTTGATATCTCTGTATTCAATACGACCATCTAATCCATGATTTCTGTATTGCTCAAGATATACAACTTTTTTAATTCTTTTGATGTAAGGGTGGTCAGAGCAATCTTCATTCTGATTATGAAAATATAAATTAAAATCATTTTCTAATTTTAAAATAGTTTTTCCTTTTACATTTAAGATATCAATTATTGTGTAAGGGTAAGCATCGCCACCAATAGAACGAGTTACACCCATACCAATTACAGGGTCTAAATTTACACCTCTTTCTTTTTTAGAAACATCAATTCCAGTTTTTTCACTGAACTGTTGATCTAAAGTTTTTTTATCGTTTTGCATTGTAGTCTCCTTATTATTATTATTATTAATCATTCCTAAACCTACGAAATTTTTTAGGTTTTTACAATAGTTATTTTAATTATTTTTAGGTAAAAAAACCCTTGAATCCCAACGATTTTTGACTAATAATCTAAATAGTTCTTTTCTAGCAAGGCATTGTAGCTATCTGAACTAGGTAATTACCCATTTTAATTGCCGAATCATTGTAGGGGTGGGTTTGCTCTATTGCTTTTTTCTCCCACCCTTACTCCGTAAAAAAATGTCTTTAGTAATTCAAATATCAAAAAACAAAAAAATTATTTTACCACCTGACCCTAAGAACCAAGATGAGTTTATAGGTTTATGGTTGAAAGCACAGCAAAAAGCCATTACAAAGGTAACAGACGAATTTATTTTTAAAACTTATTCGCAAGAAGAGTTTGACGATAAAATAGATGAGGTCACTTACACAATTTATAAACTGTTCAGAAATGGGGGTAACAATGTTTATAGACGAGAACTCGAAACCTAAAGAAAAACTAAAAGCATGGTATTTATTTACCGAAGATTTTATTGCTGGAACATCACACTTAACAAATGAAGAGATAGGAATTTATATTCGATTACTTTGTTGGAATTGGAATAAACGATGTGTCGGCTTACCTAAAAATATTGATACGATAAAACGAATCGCTAGTTGTTATACTGAGAGTGAGAAACTTTCATGTGAAAACATAGTAGATCAATTCTTTGTAGAAATGGACGATCATTACCAAAATGAACGACAGTTACAGGAATATTTATATATTCGTAAAAGAATAGATGCGAGTAAAGTAAATGGTAAACTAGGGGGCAGACCAAAAAAACCTAGCCAAAACCCCCCTACCCCTACCTCTACCTCTACCAATACATCTACTAATAAATACTCTCCTACTTTTAATAAATTTTGGGATAGGGTTACAAATAAAGTTAGTAAAGGTACAGCAGAGAAAAACTTTAAAAAGTTAGAACCAGAATGGTTAGAACAACCAGAAAAATTAGCAGATATGTATAATTCTTATTA